AATAGTGTGGTGCTCATGACATTGGCACATCCGGCGTAGTGTTAGCTGGCGAGTAGTGGCCAGCATGTTCGTTGTACTGGTCGCGCATAGTCTGCATGCTACCAGTGTGATCAGTAATGTCGCCAGTCGAGATAATCGGGCAATTAACCTGCAATAGCGTGCCGTTGACAGTAACGGTGCCGGTTGAAGTTATGTTGATGCCCGACTCTAGGAACTCAATGAACTGCACTGGCGCACCGTTCAGAAAGCCGCCGATATATAGGCCGTCAGAAACATCGTACTCACGGCGGGACGGCGGCGGGCCTTCTACTTTGTCTTTCTTCGCGCTGGTTATGTCGCGCATAGCGAACGATGCCAATCCCATGTCGCCCACTTTGGGGTCGATGATTATGGCGTTATGTCCACCTTGCAAGCGGAAATAGGGCAACTTGTACAGCGTCTGATTGGGAATACCGTTATTGCTGGCGTCCAGCTGCTGCACTAGGTCTATCACGTCAACAAAGCCAACCGGCCCGGTAACGCCTGGCTCAACAGCCACTACACGCACAACGCTATGCGTAAACACGCGACCAATCAGCCGGGCAATAATGGCCTCCTGCTGCATCGGCCCAGGGACGGATTGTTCGGGCGTAAACGGTCTACGCTCTGCTGATTGCGACATTGCTGGCGTCTCTGAAGGTTGCTTGAATATCCATGAACCACGCGCCGCCCGGTATCTCAGATTCTAGGGTGGTAGTCACGCCGAACGCGCGCCAGTCGCCGTTAGTGGTCTCCATGATCGAATCGGCGATGCGGATGATGCCGCCGAACCTGATCATCGGGTCCCATAGGCAGCGCACGTCAACGCCTTGGATGGTCGGCACAGGATAGCCTAACAGGCCGGTCTTGGGCGTCAGAACTGGAATACGCAGCGCCCTCGGTTCGCCTTGTGGGGCGATAGCAATCAACCCATGCTCGACGTAAAGATCAATCTGGTAATCCCTGCACAGCTTGCGAATCTTGTTCATGTCGGTGTCCCCCATCGTCACATTCTGCATTGTCAGTGACTCGGGCACGCCGTTGTTCTCAAATATGTAGCCCATGCGCTCGCATATATCAGCGATGGCCCGCACCACTGGCGTCTCCCCTGGAAACGCCAGCTGGCTTGCTGGCTGGTACGCCTCAAGAATCCCCGCCATGCTCGAGATGCGCAGCGCGATTTCCGGCGCGTTCGACGTGTCGATATACGCGAACGTGATGTTGCCCTCAAACACATGCAGCAGCGGCTGCCCTTGCTCGCCGGCCTCGATGCGAATGCGGTTCAGCATGCTGTTAAGGTCTTGCCAGCGGATGCGCATTAGCTTGTGCATCGTCGAGAGCGACAGGCCGTAAATCGTGACCTCGGCGCTTGGCATGATGGCGCCGCCGCCGAACCGAACAACGGTAGAGACGCGCAACCCCTCGGCGGTCAGTACGTTGGTGCCGCTCTCGTCGAACGTATCGCCAATGAGCGTGATGGTGGCGCGGATGACCTTCTTATTCATCGGCAGGCGGCCAGTATGTCAGCAGTAAGCGCTGCCCGAGTTGCTGCCAGTCGGGATCGCTGTAACCTTGGTTGTCTACCAGCATCAAGTCGCCTTCGATGGGTGCATAGGACAGCAGGGCGCGATTGCGAACGATGGTCTCGCCATTGACGCGAACAGTGATATACAGCCTGCCGCGACGGGTCACTATATCGATTGCGTACACGCTGCCGCCAGGGCGCGCGACTAGCGACTGGTTCGGCACGGCGCGCAGCGGGATGACTTCAATCAAAATTGCACCTCAATATCGCCTAGAGCCGACTGCACCTGATCCAAGAATTCCAGACCCTTATCACGCAGACCGGTGGCGATTTCACCCGCAGCACGCGCGCCCTGGCTCAGAATGGACTCGCCCGGCTCGCTCTCGACTTCTCCGGCATCAGTTGTATTGGCGTCTTCGGGGTTGGCCACGTCTTCCTGCTCGTATTGCACCCGCACCTCTCGAACCTCTTTCAGCTCGATGTTCGCCACGATGATCCTGTTGCCTTCATTCGGCAGGCGCCGATAGCCAAATCCAGTAATAGCCGCGTTGCGATGGACGTATTCAGGCGTCAGCACGTTGAACAGCAGGGTAGAGCGGGACAGCGCTTCAAGCTGAGCGATGAACGCCCCGCGCTCAAGCGTGCCGCCGCTGCCCTTTGTCATCTGCACGGTGGCGGTGTACGGTTCTTGGACTTTGTTGTAGCTGGCGAACGTGCCTTTCTCCAGAGGCGCATTGGCAACATTGGCCGTGTTCTGGAACTCCACCGAGGTGACGTTATCCGCCAGCAGGATGGGAATGCCGAACTCGTTGAATATGCCCCAGCGGTCGCCAAAAATCAGGCCGATGGCAAACGCACCGCCGAAACTGATCAGCGAGTTTAGACCTTCCTGAACTATGCCACCTGGGCCGGCTGGCAAGCCTGGGATGTTAGGCATACCCGGAATCATAAGCCGCTCGCCGTCTGGTTAAGCATGTTTGCGCTCTTGTCCATAGCTGTTCCAAGTGCCTCGGTGGTGATTGCGGGCAGTGTAGCAGCAGTGGTGTGCACATTCAGCTCATGGATATCCACTTTGGTTTCATTGCGCACGCTTGCGGATGCTTGCGGTGCGCCGCCAGTGACCGATGCGCCACGGGAGAAACTGCGCGCCGCTGCCGGTGCGTTAAGGCGGTTTTCGATCTTGCGGGCGTACCCTTGGCCTTCGCCGTAGCGGCCAAGCCCACCTGCCAGGCTGCCGGCTTCTTTCTCTAGCGCGGCCAGGTACTCGAAAGCGAATCGAATCTGTTCTTCAAGCGACTTGTTTTGCAGCGGCGTGACGCCATAGCCGGGATCGCGCGCAGTGGACTCTAGGATACCGAACGGGCCGAACGCAGTGGATACCTTGCCCGTATGCGGCGCGATGCGCTTGCCTTCTGCATTCTTCTCGTAATGGTACTTGGCCGGGTTGTCGATGAACTCTTTACGCCCGCCCGTCTCCTGCATCCATACGGCCTTGGCCAGACCTTCCGGCCAGCCGTACTTCTTGTCCTGCGCGGCCAGCATGGCGTCGATATCGGTGCCTTCTGAGTCGCCACCGAAAAACCCGCCCACGGCATCACGCATGCCGCGCACGATACCCGACAGCGTACCGCCCTTCGACGGGTCTTGCCCTACGGCTGTATCAACTGCGCCCGCAACGTGCTCCACGGCGCCGCCAAGCAGCCCTGCGGCGTTCTTGAATGCGGCCTTGGGGATGCTTGCCAGATCACTCAGCGCGCCGCTAATGTCGCCAGAGGCGATCTTGCTCATGGCGCTGATGATGGCTTGCAGCACCGGCATGGACTCCAGCATGTCGCGGCCCAGGTTGCGGAAGCCCTCGGCCAGCGAATCAACGGACAGCTTGCCGTTGTCGATGAAGCCTTTCAGCTCCAGCCACTTGCGGAATGCGCCTAGCGCTTCCTCCCAGTTGTTGTACCCAGTTAGCAGGCGAACGAACCCGTTGGCCAGGTTGTCCACAGACAGCTCAGTGCCGTCTATGTAGGCCTGGAACGCCTCCCAGTCGAACAGCGACTTGCCGCCATCTGCCCAAGTCTTGTAGTCGTCATATAGCAACAGGAAACCAGCAGACAACAGAGCAACGGCGGCAATCAGTGGCGCGAACGGTGCCAGCAGCGCCAGTGCGGCCAGCGTGGCCTTGCCGAATGCCACCACCAGCAGCGCACCGGCGGCATAGGCTATCCCCTCGAACACGCGCTTAACGGCACGCTCGTTGCGCATGAGGTAGTCCACGAAACGCTGCGCGCCCTGCGTCAACTTTAGCAACAGCGGGACAATCGCGTTACCCAGGATGGTTTTCATGCTCTGCCAGTACGCGCCAAGCAGAGACTGTTGCCGGCGCAGCTCGCGGCTGGCTGCTAGCTCCTGCTGCGTACTGGTGCTAAGCGTGGCCTGCGCGTCAATCATGGCCTGCATGGCTTCGCGGCCTTGCATCAGAGCATTCGCAGTGTCGTCATCAATGCCCATGGCGGATGCCAGCGCATAGCCCTGGCGCCGATCCATGCGGCTAAACGATTCGGCCATGTCCAGCATGATTGCGTTCATGTCGCGCACTTTGCCCTGCGCGTCGGTAACGCCCACGCCCAGCGCATTGAAGAACGGCAGCGCGGATGCGTCGCCCATGATCACCAGCTGCTGAATCGACTGATTCAGCCCCTTCATGGTGTTCTGCATGGCCGCTGCATCGCCGCCAAGGGCTGCCGCTGCGTTGCTCATGAGGGTAATGCTGCGAGCCGACTGGTCTAGCCGCTGCTGCATGAAGTACAACTGATCGTTTACCTTGGCGATGCTGGTCGCCAAG